ACGCACCCCTGTTGGGTGCGTCCCTAAATGTTGAACTCATGTCCAACAATCCATCGTATGAAAACGTCTGAGTCATCCAAGATGCTAGACGGTGGCGTAGTCTTTGGTGCATTCTCATGCAACAAAGGCGATCCGCTGTTCTATCCCGGTGAACTACAAGAAGTGCCCTTCTATTTTGAACCTTTTACGGTTTTCTATAGTAGGATTACTCCGAATAGCACCGGTTCTCACAAGGAGTGGAAAAACTTTGAACACTACAAAGCGTTCAGAGGTGATTCATCTCCTGGTGCGATGACAGTCTATGCCCAGGTGTGGGAGTTTTACCCCCACATTTACCAGGCAACGATTGATCATGTGCATATGGGATATGACCTGTGGAACACACAAGGTATTCGATTCAGGCCGTTCGGGGACCCTGGTCGTCCATCTAAGGACAAACCAGGATTCTGTGATGAAAGAGCGGATGGTGGTTTCGTACCGCCTCCGTCTAACCTTGATGAATTGAATCAACGTGCCTTAAACAGCATGATGCCTCAAATCAAGGCTGAGCTTAGTCTTCCTAATACTCTTTTTGAGTTAAAGGATTTTAAGTCTCTTCCTAAGCAGATCAAGGAGTGCTTCGACTTAACCGACAGGCTAAGTCGTATACTTCGCGTTTCCTTTAAAGGGAACAAGAAGACACTTCGTGAACTGACCCGTCAAGGTGCGTCTGGTTATTTACAATATATGTTTAACCTGGCGCCCTTGTTGAAGGACATTCACAGCATACAAGCTGCGTTGTCCCAGACCGAGAAACGTGTGAACGATCTCGTGTCTCGCGTAGGGAAGCCGCAACGAAAACATTTTATGTTTTCGTGGCAGGAACTTGCTGACACTGACGATTCGACTGGTCTAGCTTACTCAATGCCTCCGGGATCTCTCCCGGGGGCTGGGCAGTTAAACGGGTTTAGTTGTCAGCGGCTAATCAAGAACCAAGCTTCCGTGTTTCATGCTGAAGTTGAATTTAATTACAACTTCACTGCTTACCAGGCTGAGCATGCTCAGCTACTTGGCATGCTGGATGCTCTGGGGGTTAACCTTAACCCTCGGATTATCTGGAATGCCATTCCATGGTCCTTTGTTATTGATTGGGTCGTTGGCGTAGGCCAATGGCTAGATCAATTCAAAGTGCAGAACTTGAAACCTATGATCAACATACGGAAATACTGTTGGAGTATTACTCGATCTAGGAATACCTTCTTGACGAAGATACCTGCAAAGGTATCTCTTCCGGAAGGTCCTATTATCGGGCAATTACTCTCTCCAGTATCGCTCCCAGTAGTCCACGAATCGGCTTACCGCCGAGGAGTTGGTCTACCGGGTTCTAGCTCGATTCAAACGAGCGGGCTGTCTCTTACTGAGTTCAGCCTGGGTGGAGCGCTTGTGGTATCACGGCGTAGACACTCATCACGGCGATAGACCTTAATCTATCAAATGCCGGACGGACATCTATCCGTTCATTCCAAAAGCATGCTAAGTAATACACTTAACTCAAACGAAGTAAAGAACGCCGCGGGGACCGAAGTAGAAGTACAACGGATCCTCACAAACGAACGATCGACGGTTTTCGCGAAAATTACCGAAACACCGTCGCTGCCTCACCGTCTCTCGATTAGTCATCAAGAGTCGGGAGCAGGTCTGAAAAAGCGTCGTCGATCAGTCGTCAGAATTGACATAACGTCAATTTCTGGGGTTGATTCGATTACGCCTGTCACCACCTCAGCCTATACGGTTTTGGACGCCCCTGTGGGTGCCCTTTCCGTAAACACTGAGATGGCCAATGCCCTTGCAGAGTTAGGTAGTTTTTGCAATACTTTAGCAACTTCTACCCTTCTCTACGATGGTACTGGGAATGGTTCTGCAGCCTTGTTGAGCGGAGGCCTTTAAACCTCCGCCTACGGGCGCGTTCTCGCTACAGATTATTATGAAAACGTGGATCTCTTATCGATATATTCGCGGTTTGCCTAACTTCCAATTTTTCCTCTGTATAGAGGAAAATGAGTTAGATAGGCACCGTTCGTGGATTAACTTCCTCTTTCGATTAATTTCGAAAGAATATCGTAGAGAGCCCTGCGTGATCATAACGAAACACACACTCGCTCCTCCGACTCAAGATGAATTGAGAAATCTTTTCATCCGAAAGTCTGATGGCGAATGTGTTCTGTAGTGCCGTCTTAGTCTCCGTAACGCACGTCTAATGTCGGCGCAGCTGTATAGCCGTTAGGTATTGTCTTTGCGATGTTGAATGTTCCGTCTTCGTTTATTACGAGGACGCATTCTACAAAGTATTGACCGCCTCCGGGTATTATTGCTGCGTGCGGTATTAAAACGGCGTTCGGTGAACCACTATCTGCGCTGATCTGCAACACGCAATTGATCTTTGTCTTGATCGGCAAAGGTACGTTACGTGTTGTAGGGAGTAGTATAGTGGGACGACCTATGTTTGAACTTTGTTTCATACGTGGGATTGATTAAGCGGTTCGGTAGGACTGTGGAGTGTATGCATGCCTAAGCAGGATTACCTTATGGTACCTACAAAAGGCTTAGATGAAAGTAAAATCATCGCTGCATTACTCCTCAGCGTCTCAAACGCGCATGGAGTAGTGTTCAACACTCGTAGTCTTAAATTAACTCTTAATAAAGTTAAGTCGAGACTACATGCTGAAGGGATGGGTTTTCTCACGAAAACCTTGCCCCGTCTGGGCAAGGCCTTTGACAAGGCACTTGCAGAAAATATTCCATTGGACTCTCATAGTCTCGGGTTTGACCCCTTGCCTATGAGTAAACTTCCGAGATTTCTCGGTGAGTTTTTCAATAGAGTACTTCGACCAGATGGGACTCCCCTTGAGCAACCGTGTGTACTAAGTATCAGCGTAATTCGGGATATCTTATACCTGTTTTACAAGTATGAGGTCCCTTATTCCGATGAGCAGGAACAAACAGTCGTTAACCGTTTCAAAGAAACGGAGAACGACCTTTCAGCACTACGACCTGTTTTCCAAAAGTTGGAGGCAGATCTTAGGAATAGTATTTCGACTGATCGTCGACGCCGTGAGGCGTCTTCGCCGGCCGAAATCCTACGTGAGGCTCGAATTCTCTTATCAAGATTATTCGAGTACTTTGACCCTGCGGACGTCGTTCCCCGGCATGGCCCTGGAGTTGTTGCTACAAAGCAACGCCTCTGGGGCAAGTATGCTTGGGCGAACGTTTCGCATCGTATTACGGACGTCTATCCTTTCGACGCATATTTCTGTGCGTCCTTAGGACACGTCTGTGATTCCTATAGCGGCTTTGCAGCCGTTCAGGACAAGGATCTTCCTGCACGAGTAATACTCGTGCCGAAGGATTCGCGTGGCCCCCGACTAATCTCTTGCGAACCCGTTGATTTTCAATGGGTCCAACAGGGATTGGGAAGGGCCATAGTTGAGTTAGTAGAATCACATTGGCTTACAAAGCACAATGTATTCTTCACAGATCAAACTCCGAACAGGATAGGAGCCCTATGGGGCTCTGAATCCCAACGGTATGCGACCCTTGACCTCAATGAGGCCTCGGATCGAGTAAGCGTTGATCTAGTTCGCCTGCTATTCCCCGAGCACGTTTATACGTATCTCGAGGCTTGTAGGAGCTCATCGACAGTACTTCCGAACGGTGAGGTTTTAATGCTTAATAAGTTTGCGCCAATGGGTAGCTGTTTATGCTTCCCTATATTGGCTCTTACTGTTTGGGCAATCCTCACTGCCGGTGTACCTGATAAGGATACTCGAGAGAGTATCTTAGTGTATGGTGATGATGTGATAGTCCCAACGGGTTATACCGCTGACGCTATCGAACGACTCGAGTCCTTTGGTTTGAAAATTAACCGGGACAAGAGCTGCACCAGTGGATTCTTTAGAGAATCATGTGGCATGGATGCCTTCCAAGGCATCGACGTCACTCCAGTTCGCTTGCGAACTGTCTGGTCATCAACACGCCGCCCTGACGTTTACACGAGTTGGATAGCATATGCTAATTCCTTCTACGGTAAACGGTACTACGCGCTTCACGAGTTAATCGTGAGGGAACTGGCCGCAATCTACGGTCCTATTCCTGACGAAGAAATGCATCTTGCATTTCCAAGTCTACGCGGAACACCATTCGAACAGAGACCGCCACGCCGACGCTGGAACAAGAACTTGCAAAAGTTCGAGTACCAATGTTTTGACGTGAAGTCTCCAACTATTACCAAAACTATCGACGGCTGGTCTATGTTGCTTCGGTATTTTACCGAGAAACGTAGGCCATTCTGCCCATTAGATGGGTTGAGAAGTCGACCGATGGTAGTTGAACCCCCTGCAGAGGTGCGGGGGGGTGTTCGTGAATCAAATCCGTTTCTCCGTCCGGAGACCGGGTCTGGTTCAGTCAGTGAGTACACGAGCCCTCGGACAAGCATGCTTGTCCGAAGGTGGCGATGATAGATCTATTGGTCAAAAACCATTAGATCGGGCTGCGG